AAATGCCCCATAATAACCAGTAGGACTTGCGCCTGATGGAGTTGCCCAGACATTATCCCCTCTCAGGAATGTTGTTCCAGATGGTGTGCCTGTTGCTGAAAGCATTGGAATATCAACTGCACTATTGGCAATCGTTGCGGCAACAGAGCCAGTGCCTGATGCAGTTACATCACCAGTCAGAGCAGTAATGCCTCCTCCTCCTCCTCCAGAGATTGGGAAGTAAGCAACCACCCTCCAATTGGATGAACCTTCAGAAATAATTAGGCAACAATCTCCGGCAACAGTAGTAATGTTGGCAGTTCCTGGCAGAATTAAACTGGTTGCATTATAGGTAAGAGTTAAAACCCCATCAAAGCACAGAATGAATCTTGACCCTGCCGTTGCAGTTCCAAAGCTACTGATGTTAGTTGTGCCTGTGATGTGTACAAAGTTGCCATTAGCAGTTGATAAATTAACTGTTGCTCCAGATGCTAATGCTGATGACCTGTTCTCGTAAAAGGCATTCTCAAAGGTGCTTTTATCCTTTTGGGTAACAAATGACTCAATGCCATTGGTTATCCAATCACGCAAATCCTGCGGAGTTATCAGCTGACTGGTGTTGTCAGGGAATAAGGTGAGTGAATCTGTGCTGAGTTGCGTTCTTGTGCTATTCGCCATTGTCGAAGCCTATGCTGAATCCATCTGAATAAGCCCCACCTATGCCTGATGCAGTAGCTGCCATCAGTAGGCTGAACTTCGTTGTACCACCGGAAGCATCTTCTGGCTGATTGGTGGCCTCGGTGATAAACCCTTGCACATCCAGACTCCCAGAGGTGAGCCTAACTTTCCGGTACTGCTCATCCTGCGACAAAGTTAAGAAATCGCAGAGACTTTGAGGGTAAGAGAACTCAATGCCTATTGGCTTGAAGAGATAGTCCTTGTATGCGGTATTAAGGATGCCAGCATAGATGTCTGAGCTTTCAACTATCTGCCCATTGAGTATCTCAATGCAGGCCTCTGTCTCCTCATCTCCATTGATTGTGCTGTCATAGTTGGTCTGATATTGCCCGACCTGAAAGCGCAGTCTTGGATTTGTTGTGCCATAGGTGTGCATGCCTAGCACCTTCCACCACCGGCAGGCTACCCTAGCTGGAGTGTGGTAAATATTGTAGAGGCCTGAGAGAGGGCCACTGCTTGCCGTGATGTAATTGGATGGCATGCTTACTTCTCCAGGTGCAAAGGTCTTAGATCCGGTCTCCTGCGGCAGGTTGAAGATGGTATCTTGAATTGGGTCAAATGATAGCTCAAACTTGTTAAGCCAGATGATGAATGTCTCATAGTCATTAGGTCGGTCAGATGTTGCCCCTCCGAAGGTAATCCCTGAGAGCCTCCTGCTGAACTCAATGGCATATCCTTCAGCAATAATGCCTGAGCGCAGGTCTTCCTTTGCACTGCTTGCCTCATTCATGGCGGCATTATTGACAAAGTAGTTGCGGTCGGTGTGTATGGCATAGACACCACTTAGCTGGATGTTCTTCCACTTGTCATCATAGCCTAGCGTGAGATTGTTCTTGAGCAAATCAACCTTAGCCATCTGATCCACTTCCCCGACATTTGCAAAGGTCTGGCTCAGGCTATCCTGATAGAAGTAATCCCTTGGCTCTACTCTGATTTTCCATTCCGTTCCAGTCCATTCGAATGCCCAGCCGAGGCAGAAAATCTTATCCAAGTCATCAAATGTCTTTTTCCATGAGGTTTTCAGTGAGCCTAGATTATCCTGCCCATCTGCCTGCCTAATTCGTAGGCCATTGGTCAGGGCATTGTTCCAGTAACAGCCATTGCCCGACTCACTGAAGGCATCTGAGAGCAGCTTATTATTGCTGCCTGTCATCATGTAGATGGCCCTGCGCAGCCATTGCTCAATAGTCAGGCAGTTGGCAGTTGAGGCAAAATCTCCGGCATTGATTTCGCTCAGGCTAATGGTGTAGCCCTTGTCAATATCAACCGTGACTGCATTAGGAGTTGAGCTTATAGTGGTTTGGGCAAAGTAAAGGTTGAGCTTTATGCCTGTGGCTATTGTGAATGAGCCTGTGTAAGTATTGCTGACGCTAACTGAAGCACCTGCGCCCAATGTGACATTGTAAAGGACAATACTTGGAGGGAATGACTGCTGAATGTTGCCATTAAACTGAAGAAGGTCAAACTCCACATCTATTGGCCCAGTTAGGTCATTATTTGTAAGCGTGAAGTCAATGGTTATCGAATAGCTTAAAGTCCTTGATGTGTTTCCGTTGTTCTGGAATATTGGCTGATCTCCTAAATTGACATCACCTGTAATGAACAAGCCCTGAGTGTCGAAGGTTGAGCCATAGTTTTCCTTCAGGTCACTTTGCTGCCAATAAGTAGGCACAACAGCATACTTATTAGTCGCAGGAATGTTCTTCTGAAGGAATGTCGAGCTATCAGCCAAGTTCTTCCCATTGGCCTGCAAGTACAAGTCCTGCCGATGCAGCCTAATCTCCTTCTGAGTCAGGGTAGCAATGGCATCACCATTGAGGTCTGTTGTGCTGGTCAGGTCAATCTCTACATCTTGCCGAGCCTTGAACTGCTCCCTGAAGTTGTCATCAATGATGCCAACGGTTACCTCCCAGCTGTCAGTGTCGCAGACATTATGCTCTTGGTAGATGCTTAGATTGAGCATGCCTTCGAACTCATATAGCTGCCCTGAGTAGCCAACATCCGAGGTAATCTTAATTGCTATCTCAGCATTAATGAAGTAGAGATCATAAAGGTCTTTAATTAACCTTGCGCCCTTGCCATAGAAGCGCACTTCAGTGCTGAATGGTTGGTCAATGCCATGACTCTCCATCCTTAGCGCAGTGAACTCAATCGCATCCCAGCCAATAGGTTCTTCAACCTCGTCATTATTTAAGTAGAATCTCCAGCCTGCCATGAGTGCAAAGGTAAAAAGAAAATGCCCCTGCATGGCAGAGGCACTTTACACCTGTTTCAATTCTAAACCAATAGTCCTAAGATGAGTTTCTAAATCTGTTGTTGAGTATTTTAGTTGTCCTTCTAGGTGTACGGATGAACTTCTCAAAGCCACGCTCATCCATGTTGAGCTGAGTGATGGGCAATGACTTCAGGATGCTGCTTAGTTCATCGAGCTTGCCAACTACCGGAGAAGAGCCTGAGCTGCTTCTGTTGGCATAGTGTCCTGCCAGGAATAGCTCTTGCCTGCTCAGAGCATGGTTAGGAATTACCTGTGAGCCTTTGGGTAGATCAACAAGAGTGGCAGTGGCAGGAGTAAAGTAAACTTTGCCCGACTCGGTCACAACTTTCTCAACTCCTCGCTCACCGACTATTGCTCGGCCTCCTTCAAATGGCTTGCCCTTAGTACCTTCTGCAAACTCAGGCACAGGCTGGGCCGCAATAAAGCCAATCTGCACAGCTTGATTAGCCAAGGTAAGCGCAGCAAGTGGCAATGTCACCGGATTTGATGCCCATTTAGCAACTATGGAGGCAGTCTCAAATATAACTCTGGCAATAGCAGCAGCCTGTTCAGCTTTCCATGCCTTTGTTTTTAGTTCACGCTCCTTTTGTGCCTTGCGCTGATTGATTTCATCAATCTTCTGCTGGTTGCCATCTGCGAGCCTGATTTCTTCATCTGCTCGCTTATTTAACAATGAAATCTCTCTGTCAATATTGGCTGTGTAGAGATTGGTAAAGCCATTGGTAAGAGTTGCGGCTAATTCAATTGTGGCCTGAATCCTTCTTTGTTTTTCATCCTCTGTCTCCTTGCGCTTTTTAGCCTCATCATCAAGACTTTGCTCGTAGGCTTTTTGCCACTTCTTCATCTCTGCCAGCCTCTTATCATAGAGGTTTTTATCCTCCTCTAGAATCTTGACATTGGCCTCCTTTCGAATTATTAACTGCCTGTTTGCTCCAGTCTCAAATTCCTTGGTTGCTACCTGAACCTGAAGTTTAGTGACATCAAGTTCCTCCTTGACAAACAAAGCACCGTATCTGCGTTGGAGGTTTAGCTTAGCCTCCAGGAATGCCTTTTCAGCTCCAAGTCTGGCAAGTGGGTCATTTCGAAGTTCACCCTCCAGAATGCGCATCTGCTTTAGCAGCTCAAGAATTTTAAGGCTCTGCTCATATTCCGCCTTTAATGCTTTAGGGTCTTGAATGGCCTCATTTATATTTTTCTGCGTTTTTAAAAGCTCATCGTAAGCCTTTAATTGCCCTTTAAGAGTGGACTCTTTTAAAGTCAATTTTGAAATTTCATCATCAAGTGATTTTATAGTATCTCTGAGAAATTGTTTTTGATATGGATGAAATCCCTTGATTGTATCAAGTTCCTTTTGCCTGGCTTGCTGTTTTTGTTTTACAGCTTCTAATTCAATCCTATTTGTTTCATATTGCGTTTGAACTACTATTTTAATTTTTTCTTTTTGCGCTTTATCATAGGTAGATATTTCGGAATTAATAACTGATTGAAAGCCTTTTGCCATTGCCTTTTCCTGCTCCTGCATAGCAGTTTGAGTAGAGGTGGCTAAATAATCAAGGGTTCTTGTTAATGCGTTCACAAATCTGCCTATGCCGACATTCTCATCAATTTGCCTCCCTAATGTTTCCATCATCTTTTGCCAAGCATTAGAGAAACGCTGGAAACCTTTGCCCATTGAGTCAAGTGTTGATGCCTGTTCTGACATCTTGCCTAATGCCTCTGTAAATGGAATTACAAATTCAGCGGCAGTTACCTTACCGCTTGCCATCATTTTATTAAGCTCTCTTTCGGTAACTCCTATTGCTTTAGCGGCAATACTAAATGCCCCAGGGATTCTGTCACCAATCTGTCCACGCAATTCTTCAGCTTGAACAGTTCCCTTTGAGATAATTTGAGACAATGCCCTAAAAACACCAGCAGCATCATCACTACTTAGCCCAAATGCAGCAACCGCCTTACTAACATTTTCAAAAATCCTTTGAGTTTGCAAATTAGAATATCCAGCCTGAGTTGCTGAGGCACTAATTGCCTTAAAGCCAGAAGCAGCCGCTTCAAGACTAATTCCAAGCCTATTGCTTACATCTCTAAGAAACTGCATGTTTGCAGCTCCTGCCTCAATTGATCCTGATGTAAAGTTTATTGATTTACGGAGTGATTCGAACTGAATGGTTGTGTTGATTACTGCTTTTGCAAAATTTATTATTTTGTCAGCAGCAAAAACTCCGGCAACAACAGGCCCGACTTTGCTGATTACCTGACTCAATCCACTCATTGAGTCTCCGGCATCCTTACCAGCTTTCTTTGCCTTACCACCAACATCATCAAACTGCTTTTTGAGCTTGCCAAGCTCATTGAGCAACTTGCGCTCCTCGGCAGTTATCTTGTCAAATTGCGATGTAGCTTCTTGCAGCTTGCTCAGGTCAATGTCATACCTGATCTTAATGTCATTAGTTGATAATGTTGCCATGCCTCAAAGATAGGCAATAAAAAAGCCACCGAATATCAGTGGCCTTTTGTCTCTGAAATTAACAAATCTATCCCTTACCCCTTTTGTTCTTCTGAGCTGCAATATAGCTGCTCACGATTAAATAGTATTCGTAGATTGGCCTTTCGACCAGGAATTTAGCTCTGACAGGATCTCCACTTGCGACTCTAAACTGCTCATCAAATCTGAGTCGGTGCTGTCTGACAATTGAAGTCCAATAATGTGTTTCAGGTTGTTTAAGCTTTGTAGAGTTTCGGCCTGCAAATAGTTCGGGAAATTCGTGCTGTACTCGGTCAAAGAGGGCAGATAAGCGTACTCCGGCAGATTCAAAAAAAAACCCTGAACATCATTGTGCTTCATCCAATGCTCCAGCTTCTGCTTGTTGTATGGGTACTGATAGTCCAATGGATTCTCCTGCTCATCAAAGTAAACAACTGTTGCCAGCTTCAGCTGTCGCAGTAGGCTGACAGACATCTCCATCTGCTCCTTGAGCCTAGATGCCATGATGCCCACTTCATAGAGCTTCTTGTCATCCTTCTTCTTCTTGTCCATGAGCAGGTTAATAAGGCCATTATTCCAGCCTCTTAGGAAGTCAGGATTAATCTGCCATAGTTCCTCGGTGAAGATGTCACGAGCAGCCACTGCCCTCTGGAATGGCACATTGACTTCGGCTACGAACTTGAAATAATTAACTCCACCGGAGGTGAAGGCAAACTCAATCTGATCCCACCGGTCTTGTGGGGCTACTCCCCTGTAAAGTATTCTGCCACCTTCTGCTTGTACAGGTGTTTCTTTTGCCACTTGTTCAGCAGGAGCAGGAGCAGATGATTTGCGCCTAAAAATATTGAGCATAAGTAAAAAGGATAGTCAAACATAAGCCAGGAGATGACAAGAAACTGCCATGCTCCTGAGCAGAATGGGCATTCACCTAGTGGTTTCGCCCAATTTGTCGGCAGCTTCTGAATCTGGGAGAGATACCACTGCCCAAGTGGATGATCCTCCAAAAGGTAGTCCAGAAAAAGCGAGAAGGATGCGCTGAGTGCGCTGATGAGCAACAACTTCAGTAGGCTCGCTATCGTGTGGTAGCTCAATGAGGCAACAACCTCTGCGCTTGCCTCCGCAACTTGCATCAAAATCATAGTTATTCATTATGGGTATAGGATAGGCTGATTATCGTTGAATATGTTTAGGGCTACCCAGTTGTCCTCCTGGTTAGTGTAGGTCTGGGATAAGCTCATGCAGATGTCTGTGTACTCTTTGCCATCACCGGCTGTGAATGTCACAGGCTGCAATGTAGCTGAATTTGTGAAACTGACATTGTACTGCCCTCCCCAAGGATTAAGGAAGGCCTCAGGCATAGCCTCTAAGTCAGCCTCAATAAAGCCATCTAAGTCAATGGTGAGCAGTTGCTGAATACGCACATTCACTCCCGGCTTGGTGATGTTAAGCAATATCTCTGGCTCAGTGTAATCGGTAGGCACTTGCACATAGAACGCAGTAGGGCAAGCATTGAGAGGCTCGCAGACTTTGAAACAATCATTGCAGCATTGTGCCATACTTTTCCAGATTAAAGTTACTTGTTATCTCTGCAAAGTTAGAGAATATAAAGTAACGGAAAGCATCCAATGCGTGAGACTTGTCCGGGTTCTTGTTCTTCCAGGCATCCAAGCTGCCTTGGCGATCTACCTTAGCCTCCTTCAGGTCAGTGACAAGCTCATCACATCGCTTGCTGCTTATCTGCACCTTGGCCTTCTGAAGTGTCAGGATGGTGACTAGCCTGCTGGCAATGTGGCTAGGATTGGAGCGAGCAATCTGAAGTTGCATGTCTGGGATGCCGAGGTAGTTCTTGATTAGGGCATAGGCACTAATGTTATCCTGGGTGAAAGCATTGCGAGAAGCACCGGAGGCATCACCGTTGATGATGTAGGTCATATCTGGAAACTCCTGCCTGATGGTCTGGCAAAGGGCCGCAAGGTCTCCAATGCGATAAACCTTGATGATATTGATTGTCGCATAGAAGATGCCATCCTCGCTGTTCTTGATGTACTGGCCTACAACGCAAGTATTGGTAACATTGAAGTCAAAGGATAGGTAAAGGTTATGCACCGGAGAGGCCTTGATGTAGCCATCGTACACATGCTTGCTGTACTCGAAGCTGGTGGCAAAGAGTGACTCCCTATCCCAGACTCCCCATTGGCCTAGGGCATAGACTTCGTAATAGGTCTGGCTCACCGAGCGCAATGCCTCCATCCTTGTCACATACTCATCATCCAAGAAGTTGAGCGCATCACGGTAAGTACCGTGCAGCCTGAGTATTTGATTATGCTCCTTCTGTGGCACATCATCAAAAAAACGCTTCTTAATCCAATGGCTATC